CACGATCAACCCTTTTCTGAACTGATTCCAAGACGCCCATAACCACTTTCTGGTCGATCAGGCTCTCAGAATATCCGACTACTTCCTCATGTGTACGCTTGATAGTTCCGAAACCGACCAGCCGCACACGCATTTTACTGTTCACAGCAGTCGGGGGAATTCCGAGCTTCTCAGGATTGAACTCATCACCGGCCATAAACTGAAGGCGTTTGCCGGGGATATCCCACCCGAACTCGCGCAGAGCAATCAAGCCCTGCTGATTAATCTGCTTTCCACAATGGGGACAATTCATGTTTATAATCTCCTAAAAGGGAGGGAGAGTATTTCGACTCCCTCCCTCTTGTATTTCTTGAAGTGTGTGCCGAAGTATATGCTACGCGGTCAGCTTGATCAGAATCTTCGGCCTACGACAAATAGGAAGCGGGTTAGATTCAGACTGGAGTATGTACTGACGACCAGTGCCGGGATCAATTTCCCACAGGTACATTTCGAGCCCATCAGTATTGACATAGTCAATATGATTGGCAGGGGCCATGTAATCCATAAACAGGTCTTCAACACCCACAGGTACAACATGTGCGGTATCAGTATCAATCAGGGCCTCAGAAGTACCGTCAGCCAGCTTTACGGAGCCATTATACTCAATAAAGGTGACTCCCTGAAACTCAAAACCGGACCTGTGGTCGTTGCGGTTGGGGTTCTGCCCATTGGTCGCGGCAAAGAACTGGTATGCTTCGACTACATCAGGGTGGTTAGTCAGCTTATCGAAGAAGCCGGAGGAGCAGAGAACATCAATGCCAGTGAAAACGCCGCCGTTCTGGATGTTCTCTTCAACGTACCGCTTGATTTCGAGAATCTTGCTTTTGACGTTGGTTGTGGCGGTGGCCAGATCCATGCTGGTGGTTTTCTGAGTCACACCAAATTCAGTAAACAGGTTGTAGATGGTAGTGCCGTTACCATCCTTGATAAGCCCCTTGATAGCACCGAGACGCATGTATTCACGAGTCTGAGCATGAGCAAGGCGGAGCTTTTTGACTTTCTTGAGTCGGTTACGCTCAATAGTATCGGGACCAGTGTCACCGGGAGCACGTCTATCCTGAACATCCTCAGGAGTCAGGAAATCATCATACGGGATGTGCGGAATCTGGAGGGCCAGAGTCGAACGAGATTCACCGGATGCTCGGGTAGCCGGACCGCCACGGGGCACGGTAGGCAGGATAGAGAGCGAGTCGCCCACTTTATCAATAAGAGCCACGGTAGTGGAAATCCCTTCGAGCTTAAAATACCCACGTTTCTGGATCAAGCCATAGGTGTTGGGAATTTCGTTGATCTCAGGAGTATAGTTAGCTACTCCAGCAATTCCATAAGGTGCGGTTGCCATGTTATTTTTCTCCTAGCGGATTATTTGTTTCAGGTTACACCGCAGCTTTAACGCGGATGTTTTTGCCGAGTAGAGCAGTCTTAATGGTAGTCTTGTTCGCATCGGTCGCCCCATCATTGAAGACCAAACCACCCTCAAGGACCAGAGCAGGGCCGCGTTCAAGCACGACACACTTTTCATCGCCGCCGGAAGCATCGGTATCCCGGAGCAGGACGCCATAAACGGACTCAGACCCGTCAGAAGCGGCCAAATCAATGCGAGTAAGCTTGCCGGAAGCGGTAATCATACCGAGCACAGTACCCATCTCCAAATTCTGACCAGAGATAAGGGTTTCAGTAGTGCGGCAGAAATCAAAATCAGTAATCTCCCCGTGGATAACATCGGAGAGTCGTTTAGGATGTGTTACAAAAGGCATTGTGTTTTTCTCCTTCGAAATATGTTTGGTTTACTTAGCAGCTTCTTTTTCGGCTTTGATTGCCTGCATGAGGCCGGACTCTTCACCACCAGCGCCGCCGGGCATTCTGGTGTATCCAGATTCTTTGTACAGCTTGGAACCGGAGGCGAGGTTCTGTGCAGCGGTCAGGATTTCGTCAAAAACTTTCTGGGTATCTTCATCCATTCCTTCACGTTGCTTGAGCAGACGGGCCTTCATTTCAGGATCACCGGGAAGCTGGCCGTACTGATCTTCGGCAGTCTTGGCCAGCTTCTGCAGTTCCAATTCCGATTCAGCCTTAGCGGCCTTTTCTTCGGTAGCATTCAGCTTTTCCTGAAAGGACTTGGCAATGGAAAATGCTACAGGGTTTTTGGACTTGAAAATGGTAGTACCATCGGCAAGTTTGATTTCCGCGTCAGCGGTTTTCTTTGCTTCAATCTCCTGCTCAATGGAAGTTCGCAGGGCCTTACGGGCGGTTTCATCCATTTTAAGGTAGCCCTCTACATCTTCGGCCTTGAGGGAAGCGACGAAAAGGCGCTCGTCCTGTTCGAGAGCACCAAAGGCTTTCATCGCGTCGAAGGGTGTATCCTTATCATCTTTTTTCTTACCGTCCTTGTCCTGCTCACCCAGAGCCTTAGCCACCGCAGTAGCAATATCTTCGGGGGTGGTTCCGGTGGGCGCGGCCTTCATGGCTGCTTCAATAGCCTGAGCAATCAATTTAGGGTCCATGCTGGTCCCCTCCTTATGTGAAATGTGTGTGCCGGGATTGGCTGGATTCTCCGCAGCGGCCTTAATGGTAGCCATGAGGGCGGGGGCCTGTGCGGGTCTAGCGACTACTGACATCTTGGTGACGTTCAGAGTCTTCCACTTTCGTTTATTTGTTTTACCGTCGAAACGCATTAGTCTACATCCTCCGCGATTCCCATCCCCTCAAGACTGAATCCTGTAAGTTCACCGGAAACGAATTTAGCAAGGGTTTCCTTGTTGGGTTTCAGGCCTACCATGAAGCCTTCAATCTCCGACTTGATCCCCATACTCTCGGCAATTTCCTTGGTAAGGGGGAAACCAAAAATAATAGTCCCCACATCCTCGGCACCGTGCTGGAGGTTGCTGATTCGGTCCGACTCCATGAAGCCCACAGCAGACTTACGGAGAACATCACTGGGGATGTGTTCGTTGTCGGTATCGTAGTATGGTTCACCCTTAATGGAGGATACCATGCCCCAACCGTATACAACGCCTTCACCCTCAGCGACTTTCAGGACGGTAAATTCGTGGCCCTTGCGTACGTCTTGGGGTTCCCCCTTAAGAACAGCAGCAATAGCTTCCCCTAGTTTCTGTGCGTCAGTCATTTTAACATCACCTCCAATTTTACAGTACGAGTTCATAATGATAAGAGCAGCGGCACCTGATTGTGTTCTGAGCGCCAGCTCTTGGGTCCAGTGGGTATCGAATCATTCCAAGGGGAGATTTAAATGCCTCTCGTGGACCTACGCCGCCGGGATTCATTCCGGGGATCTGCCTATGAGATGCTCTTGTTTTCTCGTCCTTGGTATAATCCCAAAATTTTCTGAGCTTCTTTTCATCTACAGCACCGGATTCAATGGACTGGTTCATGGAGGCATCTTGGGCCATATGTACCGCTCTAAGTGCTTCCGTTCTGCCAATGCTTTCTGCTCTGTATTTAATCCAGTTAGCCCGGTACCGTTCAACAAGAGAATTGACCTGCTTTTCTGGGAGGGGTTTCCCCTCTGCGGCAAGTCGAGCAATTAGTTTATCACTTCTCTTATCTCTGAGTGCTCGGGTTAGTGCTGAGGCATCCCCCTGCAGAAGAGCTTTCCGGTAGTTTCTGACTGCTAACTCTTGTTGTGGTGTCAGTCCAATTGCTTCCCGAAAGTCTCTTGCGGTCTGTAGGGGGCTATTCCCCGCGATAATATTTGCTCTCAGGTTCTGTAGCAGAGCCTGCCTAGTTGTGTTTGTTATGTTCTGAACAAACTGGATATTGTGATTAGTCAACTCCGGTATTGTTCTGGCATCCAGCATATTGAACTGGGGGGTTGCTAATACAGCCCCAGCAGGAATAAGTTGAGCACCCATTCTACCGCCTTCTAAGTAGGCAGTCTGGAACTCTGGGAGGAGTTTAGTTCGTAGTTCACCGTCAAGTTGATCTACTAGGGCCATAGCACCACCCATACCGCCCGACTCCAGAGCTTTTAAGAGCGCTTCGAGTGTGAGTTCATCTTTGAGCCCTTCAATGGCCTGAATCAGTGCTAGACGCATTCGCTTATCAAACTTATCAGCGATGGTTAGCAGTTCTGACTTAGTGGTGGGCATGATTCCTTATTCCTCGTTCAAATCAGTTACAAGATCGCCCGCAGTATCTTCCTCACGTTCGGGGAATCCCATTCTTTGCCTTACGTGGGACTCCAGTTTCTCGTCAGGGAAGAGCGGCATACCTGTTCTGGAAAGTTTCTCAAGTGCTGTAGTGAGTTCTTCGATATCCTCAGGAGCCACAGAGCCGGGCCTCATTTTGGGGAGGTATTCGAAAGGGAGCCCATTCAGTTTCCACAATCTCTCCATTTCTTGGCAGTTGATTGTATCGGAAATGATGTTGGCCCAACCTTCAAGCACTCTGATAAAAAAGTCGATCTTGGACTTGGAGAGAGCGAAAGAACCCCTCTCCCCAGATCCAAGCACAGCAAAATCAGCAAAGGCTGTTCGCGCTATGTCATACTTGTAATCGGACTTAGCCTTTGTCGTGTCAATTGCTCTGGAACCACCTGAATTAAGCAGTTCAAATTTTACACGGGGCACATCTGTGTATGTACCATCTTCGTTTACAAAAGGATCAGACTCCAGTACCAAGCCGGTTTGGTGGTTGAATTTAATATCCCTCACCATAGCAATATACTTGTTGACCAGCGCAATATCTTTCGGCTTAGATGAATTGAGGATAGCAGAAGGAATGTAGACTACTGGGAGGCCGTTCAGCTCTCGTTCAATAGCGATTGCTTCTACTTCTTCAATCAGTTTCAGGAAGTACCATGCTCTGTAAGCATTCCTGAGAATGGATCGACCTTCGGGGTTTCCCCTATTCGGCTCAGTTCTGAAATGTAAGGACTTCTCTTTGGGGATGTATCTGATATCCCCTACAGTCGGGGGACGTTGCCAGAGTCCGTGTACGTCTCCGTTTTCTTCGATATCCCATTTCCATAAAGTCTCCTGAGAACGGATAACCATTTTACGGATACCGATTCTGCCATCATCGTACTGGGACTTTTTCTCGACGTCTGCTTGTTCAGGACCTAGTCGCCTCTTGTATACGATTTCGAACCAACTCCAACCATAAGGGAGCATAGAAAGCACATCGGAAAGGAAGTCGCCCCAAGTGTGTTCCATATCGTTGGAGAGAAACACCTCTCTAGCAAACTGGGCATACTCTGCTGCGGTTTCGTCTTCTTCGTACCCTTCTGGGGGGACCACCTGCCACTCAACAGCTTTAAGCAGGTTTTTAATAGCAGTGAAAATTGTGCCGATAGTAGAATCAGAGTCATACATCTCTCTGTATACTCTGTAACCCCTGATTCCCTGTAGCTGGGGGAGATATTCGTCAAAGACCCGGCCTGTACGGACTTTAGCACCACCAACACCACGCTCAACAAAGAGGTCTTCAAGCGAGATGGGAGCACGTTCGTAGTCCCCGTTAATCCCGAAAGCTTGGGACTGTAGGGGGACTGTAGGTCTGGCGGTAGTAGCATTTGATTGTGCTTTGCTTACCTGTCCGGGAAGTGTTGTACGTCTCATGGGTATTTACCACCTAGGTCCTTGTTGTATAAATTCGTGATTACCAGATGCTGACCTATCCAAAGCAGGATCATGGTTAGGTGCTGTGGGGTCCGTGTTTCGGGTTTCCTTGCTACCTTCTGGTCCTGATCCCTCGACTTCAAGGGAGCGGGTTACTTGGTAGTGGGCCTCTACTAAAGCATCCACTGTATCGGGACTTCCTGTTTTCGGTGGGAAGTCCTCAAGGTGCTTAAGGAACTTGTTGTTCCAATCACCCCTAACTAATCTAATGAGCCCGGCCTCGGCTGCTGTAGATACTGGGTAGGCCCTAGTCACCTTATCCCCTGACATGGTTCTGGACCTGACCTCGTACCCTTTCAGTTTTTTCCTGAGAGTAAGTATCTGACTCTTACCAGCCTGACCCGGGTCCTGTGCTAGAGCAACACAAGTTCCAATTCCGTCCTGACTTGCTAGGTTAGTGATCTGGGTCTCTACCTGATATGGAGAGAGTTGATCGTGTACGTGGTCGAAGATGTACAAATAGTCATCGTCACCCAGCCCCATTTTAACACCAGCGGTGTAGTCGGCCTTTTCATTTTCACTTGGTTCGGTTCCGGCCAAGTCCCACCCCCTAGATA